ACTGCGGCTTACGCAACAAGTCAGAGTTTCATGCCATGAAGAACACTGGCGTGTTTGACTACTGTATCTGGGTGGACCGTTCTGATCATGTGCTGCCTGAGCCCCGGGACAGCATGAACTTGGAAATCTGGATGGCGGACCATGTGATTGACAACAACAGCACTCTGGAAGTACTGCATCGCAGTGTGGGCGAGCTAGTAGATCACCTGTTGATTCAACAAGAACTGTCAAACATCGGGTACTAGATCCCCGCGACCCCAGGGCACATCTAATCGTTTGATTTCTTCCACACAATTTAAACAAACAGTTCTTAAATTTGTGGGCTTGGCATTGTGCTGATGTCCATCCACATGATAAACCAGCAGCTGGCTGGCATAACGAGCTCTGAACCCACAGCGATCACATTGTGATTTCTTTTTGTATCCTGCTGATTGCCATTTGGCTGTTGGCGGTTTTTCTTTGCGATTTCTCTTGATGCAGTGCTCGCATTTTTTTCGATAATAGGTGTTGCCGTTCTTGCTGTAGTTCACAGCCGCCGGGCGTTGATTGCAGGCTAAACAAATGGGTCTCATGACACATATTTATACCAAAACCTTTTGTAAAGGGGCACTAACTGGTGGTATTTTTGATGAAACCTATAAATATTGCTAGGAAGTAATTATTCTATTTTTGAGTAATCAAGGATTCAGCATGCGGTCGAAAAACACCGTATACGAAATTAAAATTTTAGGAGAAGCACAATGGCTCTAGTTAGTCCAGGCGTACAAGTATCAGTAATTGATGAAAGCAATTACACCCCATCAGCAACAAATTCTGTTCCTTATATTCTTATTGCAACTGCACAAGATAAAGTTTCAGGTACCGGTGTCGGAGTAGCACCAGGCACTATTGCAGCCAATGCAAACCGCCCATATCTCATCACTGGCCAACGCGACCTAGTGGCCACATTTGGTAATCCATTCTTTTACAAGACCACCCTGGGCACACCCATCAATGGTTACGAACTAAACGAATATGGATTGTTGGCCGCTTACTCGGCCCTGGGCGTGAGCAATCGTGCTTATGTTCAGCGAGTCAACATCAACTTGACCGAACTCACAGCCACTCTGGTGCGACCAGTTGGTTCTCCTGCTGATGGTACTTTCTGGTTGAACACCGGCGACACTGTGTGGGGAATTTTTGAGTGGAACGCAACAACCAATGCATTCACCAGCAAAACTCCTTTAGTAATCACAACAGTTACTCAGTTGACTGCTGGCATTCCCAGCACCTCTGTTGGCAACATTGGTGACTATGCAGTGGTGGCCACAAACACGGCTAACCCCACTTACTACAAGAACTCCGACAACAACTGGGTCTTGGTTGGAAGTGACGACTGGAAAAACAGTTGGCCCACAATTCAAGGCACAAATGTTGTTACTAGCACACTAACTGCTGGCCTGACCATCATCATCAATGGTGTATCAGTTGTGGTGCCCACTGCACCAAACAACACACTAGACGGCCTGGTTGCTGCCATAAACAGTGCTGCTATTCCGGGTATTGTTGCTGAAAACGTTGGCAACAGACTAACCATCTACAGTGACAGTTCAGCTGAATCTGACGGCTCCACAGCCGGCGGCGGCATTGTAAATATCGATATTGCCAGTTCCAGTGCGCTGTTGACCACTTTGGGTGTGCCAGCTACTACATATTTTGCACCTGAACTGCAACAAAGTTACAACTATGTGGTGCCTCGCTGGAGAGCAACTGACACTGAGCCGCATCCAACAGGATCAGTTTGGAACAAAATCAATGCAGTAAATCTGGGTGCAAATCTGGTGTTGGCAAAATTTGATAGCACACTAAATGATTTTGTGCGTCAATCAACACCGATCTATGCCAACGATCAGTCGGCCAACAATGCACTAGACCCACTTGGTGGTGGCCGCAACGTGATTTCTGGCAGCACATATGCACAGTACAACGTGTCTCCAGTGTTGAACACCGACACGGGCGAGTGGAACAACACCTTTACCCTGCAGATTTTTGAACGTGGTGACGTTGGTCCTACCTCGGTCACTGGCGACGAAACCAGCCCTGTGTTCAACACAGGTGATACGTTTACCATTCAAACCAGTACAGCAAATTCGGGTACCTTGACCACTCCAGTGACTGTGACCATCAACGGCACAACTCCTTCTGCGTTTGTTGCAGCAGTCAGCGCAGCCAACGTACCAAATGTCAGCGCATCAGTTGACAGTGCCGGTGCCATTGTGTTTACACAGCAGCAGGGCGGCGTCATTGTGGTCAAGAACACTTCAGGTGGTGGCCGAAATCCGCTGACCAATGCAGGCTTTGTTACCACTGTGACTGGCGTTAGAACTGCCCCAGAAGATCAGGGCTTGATTCTCAGCAATTGGACAGCATTGACCTATACTGCCAGTGCTGTTCGACCCAGCGTTGATCCTGCTAACGGCAGATACTGGTACTACAGCGCCACCAATCAAGTGGATGTCATGATCAGCAACGGAACTGATTGGAAAGGTTATCGCAATGTCAGCAATGATGTTAGAGGCTACAATCTTACACAGACAGATCCCAATGGTCCAATTATCAGTCCAACTGAACCAACTGAACAGAGTGATGGTACAGATCTAGTGTACGGAGATCTCTGGGTCAATATCGGCACTGCAGCCTTGGAATCGTATCCTGTGATTCGTAGATGGGAGCAGGTTGACGGCGTTGATGAGTGGGTCACAATTGACAATACTGATCAAACAACTGAAAATGGTATTTTGTTTGCAGATGCACGATGGGCCACAAATGGCACAACTGATCCAGTAACTGGCGATTTCCCATCAATTCGAAGCTTGTTGACCAGCGACTATCTGGACCTGGACGCACCTGAGCCAAACTTGTATCCTGCAGGTATTCTGTTGTTCAACACTCGTCGCAGTGGCTTCAACGTAAAATCCTTTGCATCAAATTACTTTAATGGTCAGAATTTTTCAATTGCAGCCTGGTCATCAACTTCTGCTTACAGTGTCAACCAAAAGGTACTGTACGACGGTGTTGTTTATGTGGCAATTGCCAACGTATCTGCAGGTACTGCACCAACCGACCAAAGTTTCTGGGCTGTGCTAGAAACCAATACCTGGCGCAATGCATCGGGCAACCGCTTGGATGGTAGCCCTTACATGGGTCGTTCAGCTCAACGTGCCTTGATTGTGGCAGCACTCAAGTCGGGCATTGATTCCAATATTGACGTTCGAGAAGAACAGCGTGTGTTTAACTTGATTGCTTGCCCAGCATATCCAGAGTTGATCCCCAACATGATTACCCTCAACAACGATCGAACCAACACAGCGTTTATTGTTGGGGACACTCCAATGAGATTGACCGCCAATGGAACTGATATTCAGACCTGGGCCACCAGCGGAGAAGTTCCTGGACTCAATGACACAACTGGATTGAACAGCGCAGATCCCTATGTTGGTATATTCTATCCCAGCTGTCAGACCACTGACCTAAGTGGTAGCCCTGTGGTGCAACCTCCAAGTCACATGATGTTGAGAACAATCATTCGTAGTGACCAGGTCAGCTATCCTTGGCTGGCACCAGCAGGAACTCAGCGCGGCGTGATCGACAATGCTGCACAGATTGGTTACATCAATCCCGTTACTGGTGAATTCATCAGCATTGGATTGAACCAAGGCCTGCGCGATGTGTTGTATACCAACAAGATCAATCCAATTACGTTTGTTCCGGGCACTGGTATCACCAACTTTGGTAACAAGACCATTTCTAGTGTTCCAAGCGCACTGGATCGTATCAACGTGGCACGCCTGGTTGCATTCTTGCGTGGTCGCCTGGAAACAATTGGTAAACAATACTTGTTCCAGCCCAATGATCAAATCACACGTGATCAGATCAAGAATCAAATCTCAGCGTTGCTGATTGACGTTCAGAACAAACGAGGAGTGTATGATTTCTTGGTGCAATGTGACGACCAGAACAACACACCAGCACGTATTGATGCCAATGAGTTGTGGGTGGATATTGCAATTGAACCAGTCAAGGCTGTGGAATTTATCTACATCCCACTGCGTATCAAGAACACTGGAGAAATTGCATCTGGACAAGTGGCAAGTTCACTGGCGATCTAAGTACTCTAGATCCAACACAAGGCCCCACTTTGGTGGGGCTTTTTTGTAAAAAGATACCAATTTTGAAAAGTATTTTTTGGAATAAATAAAAGCATAGGAGAATAACATATGGCTGTTTCATCACTAACCAGAATGACAGTACCTCTAGCAAGCGATCAAAGTGCTAGAAACCAAGGTCTTTTGATGCCAAAATTAAAATATCGCTTTAGAGTGATGTTTGAGAATTTTGGTGTTACTGACCCTAGAACTGAATTAACCAAACAGGTAATGGATTTCAAACGTCCTACTGTTAACTTTGATGATATCATCATCCCAATCTACAACACCGAAGTCAAGTTGGCCGGCAAGCCACACTGGGCTGAAACCACATGCACATTGCGTGATGATGCTTCGGGCGCAGTCAGCAAACTGGTGGGCGAACAAGTTCAGAAACAAATGGACTTTTTGGAAATGGCCAGTGCTGCCAGCGGCATTGACTACAAGTTTACCACTAGATTTGAAATTCTTGATGGTGGCAACGGCGCAGTGGAACCAACTGTGCTGGAAACATGGGAATTGTATGGCTGTTATCTCAAGGCAGTTGACTACGGTGATGTCAGCTATGGCAGCAACGATCCAGTGACCATTGCAATGACCATCATGTTTGACAACGCCAACCAGACTCCAGAAGCCACTGCCGGCATCGGCGGTATACTGGGCGGTGTGGCAAGAACTGTGGCCGGCGCTGTAACAGGATAACACAATGGCTTTTGGTGAGGATTTCCTCCAAGGCTTTTTTGGTATTGAAAACGGGGGTCTTAGAGACTATACACATGCCTCTAAGACCTTTTTATCCAACGGTTACGAATATGCACCTAGAAATAAGTTTTTATTTCATGTGTACTTCAACATAAACGTTGGTGGTATTAACGCAGTAAGAGATACTATCTCACAAGATGATGTGACCGGTGTCGGTTACCTGGTAAAAACAATTCAGTTGCCGTCATTTACTGTGGATACTGAAACACTGAATCAATACAATCGCA